CGCGGTAAAAAACGCGCGCCGGTCACTATCACTCGCGCCCTCGCCGGGGACTTTGACTTTGCCCGATTCGTGCAATGCCTTTTCCGCGTGCCAGGCCGAGCGCGCCAGCGCGGTCATATCTTTGAAATTTTTCGACTTGACCCAATCGCGCACCGAGCTGCTTTCGCCCTCGCCCACATCGCCGCTCAATTGCTCAAGCCAGCCCATGTCGGCGCCGTTGGCGCCATGTGCCCCTAAATCACCCGCAGAAGCCGCCTCAGCGCCTTGGCCGTTGCCCGCCCCATTGGTACCACCCGCGCCCTCTGTCGCGCCCTGCGTGGCTCCTGTGGTTCCATCGCCGAACAATTCGCCCGCGTTGGGGGCTGTCGTCCCCGCTTCACCCGCCGCTGCTGAGGCCATCGTCCAACTCCATCAATTCTTGGACGGCCGCTTCGTCGAGGTTGAGATAGTTCAAAATCCGCATGACGGCGGCGCGCTTCCCTTCTCGGAAAGCCATCAAATGCGGATCGGCATCAAAAATCGTCGGCCGGTCGAGCCCGGCAAAGGCGCGCAGATCAGCGAGGATCACTTCGCCCGCGCGATGCACGCGGCCTGGCTCAGCGAGGAACAGGTATCGCCAGAGCCAGGCCGGTTCGGCGAGCCCCATGACTTCGGGCACCGCACGAAACACATGTTTGACCTCGCGACCGATGAGGATCGCGCGGTAGCGTTGCGCATTGATCGCCGAAACCGCCATCACGCCGCCTCGCGCGTCTGATTGGCAGTCGCGATATCCTTGTAGGCCGCGCCCGCCTGCTGCAATTGCTGGGTCGCCGCCGCCTGCTGCTGATCCTGCTGGCGCTGCGCGCGGATGAGCTGCACCTGCTTGATGTCGCGGACATAGTAGGGATTGACGCCAATCTCTTCGGCGAGGCCGGGCACCATCATATCGGTATCGAGATAGTCAAACACCGCGCCATTGTCGATTTGCGCGATCGGCGACAGCGATTCGATAAACCGCAATGTCTTGCTCGTGCTTTCGGCTTTCGCCATCGCCGCGAGCATATTGTCATAAGCGACTTGCGGCCAGGCGCCCGCCTCTTTGACTTCGGGCGGAAACGGCGGAATTTGACCGTAGCGCATGGCCAGATCCAATTCGCGCTGGCTCATCGGGTCCTGTTGTTCAGTCTCATAGCGACTGGCATAAGGCCGAACAAGTATCCCCTGTTTGGACATAACCTCCAATACTTCGGTCGTCGTCATGCGACTATTGGGATCGGTCAGGATTTTATAGAAGTCTTCAAGGAATGCCGTGCGGATTTGCGCGCGCTCGGCTTCCATCAATTCGAGCGCATAGGGAATTCCTTGTTCACCGCCGGGCATCCGCGCCGCCAAGACGCGCCCCTGGGCATCGACCAGGCCGGGGTTGAGCCCGCCCGGCCGCGTCGCAAGGCGCGTGATATTGTCCTCGGAATTGAACAGGATCGCCGGATCGACCGCCTTGTGGCCGGCCCTTAACGTGGTGTGTTTCATCGCGTTGAGGCCATTGATCGCCGGCAGCATTTTCGTGCCCGGTGAGCGCCCGTATTTTTCGCCGGGGCTCGTCATGTGCCGCGCCGCCGAAAGCGGCATCGTATGGTAGCCTTTGCGCGACAGATACAGTTTTTCTGAAACCGACATATAGCGCGAGACAAATGGAAACCGGCGCCAGTCGAGTTTTTCTTCGTCATATTGCCGATTTGGCGCGACAACGTGCAGGATTTCAAATTCGGTCTGTTCTTTGTCTTTATCGAGCGCGTCTTGCATGTGCGGCGTCAGTATATCCCACCCGAAAAAGCCTTCGAGCTGGCGCGCCGTGCGCTTGAACTTGCGATCGACCGTATCGACGAGGCCAGCCAGGTCCACGTCGATCGTGCATTCGGACAAGTGGATCGTCCGGTAGAACATGCCCGAAAGGTCGGGCTTGTGATCGGTCCAGAAAATCGACGTGCCATAGCGGCCAAGCTGCCCCCAATCCTCTTGTACAGCGACGCCAAAGCCCGCGCGCGCGTTGTAGCGGATGCCATAGAGCCGTCGGCCGGCGTCCTCGCACCACAACCGGACGTTGCGCACCTTCATCAAATCGGGATCGGTGAAACGCGGCTTGATATAGTCCTTTTCCTCGGGCGTCGTGATCGCCACGCCGGCCGCCGAAAACCGTTCGAGCGCGGTAATGTGCGTCGTGTCATAATTGCGCTCGCCGCGTATCTGCCCCGGCGCCACCTTGCGAAACCCGCCGGCCCCATCGGGAAAGCGTTCGTCGATTTCGCGCCACACCCGTTCGTAAGGCCCGCGCTCGGCCAGGCGGCGATCGTTGTCGGCAAGATCGGCCTTGGCCAGATCGTCGTCCTGAATTTTTTCGTCCACGGCGCGGGTCTTTCTTTGCGAAAAACCCCGCCCGGCAGCATTCTTGTGGGGGGATCGGGGCAACAACTGCCGGGCGGGTAGGGACACGGCGCGCAAGGGTAGGTCGCGCGCGCCGTGCAGGGTCTTTGCTTAAAACAGCATGTCGCCGCGCAGATCGAAGGTCATGCCGGGTTCGACCGCGAGCGGCTTGTCGCGCTTTCGCTCGGCGACTTCGTCGCCATCGACATAGAGCGCATAGCCTTCGATTGAATAGACGGGCTGACCGTAAGGACCGGGACCGTGCACGAGGAACTGGCCTTGCGGACCCGGACCTTGCACCTGGAACTTCGCCGAATTGAGCCCAAGCCCGGCCGGCGTGGCTAGCCAGCTTTCCGTGCCGCCCAGGACTTGCTGGCGCGGCAATCCTTCGATTTCCTCGCCCTTGTCGTCGGTGAAACCGATTTCGACCTTCTCGGCCTTGCCGATCAGATCGAGCAATTCGACCGGCGTATAGCGGGCCTCTTCGTCGTCGGGCGTGCGCGGCGTCGCAACCCTGGCATGGGCAGCGCTCTCGTTCTCAGCCTTCTCGCGTGTGGCCTGGTCCTGGCGCTTGGCAGTCTCTTCGGCAATCCTGTCCTTGTCCTTGTCGGTCATTTCGCTGCCCTCCTTGGCAAGTGGGCGGCGTCGAGAACTCCTAGTTTCCGGTGATGAAGCTGCCGGCCCTGCCCGTCGCGGTGCCCGTCGCCGCGCTTGGCCCGGTGAGAATATCGGCAAGACTGCCCTGGCGGCGCCGGTACTGATCGTCGGTCTGCGCTGCGGCCACGGCATCGTCGCGCGTGACCGGGGGAATCACGGCCGGCGGCGCTGGCGGCTTTTTCAGGATCGAATAGGCGGTGCCGGCGATGCCGGCGACCGAGCCAATGGCGGCGAGCGCGGGCGCGAGCGGGGCGAGAAACGCCATGGCTAAACTCCCTGGCCAAACACGTCGTAATCCTCTTCGAGCATAACCGCCTGCGCCTGGCGCGCGCGCCCGCGAATGTCACCAATCACATGCTCGCCTTCGACCGCCCCATACTGTTCGGCGTCGGCAATATGGGTGAAAATCGTGTTTTCCACTTCCAGATGCCCGCGCGTTTCGCCTTCCTTCATTTCGGCGTTCTTGTAGCGGTAGCCGCCCAGGTGCGCGCGGATCAGGTGCCGACAACTCGGATCGACGCCATAGCCGTCGCGTTCGGCCATGCAGCGCCAGATCGCCTCGTGGCGCAACGCCTCCTTGTTGGTTTTCGCCTTGTGCACGCGGCAACCCAGCGCTTTTTGAAACGCCAAAATCCAATCATGTTCAGAATCGTCGCGGTCGCGCGCTGCCCAGGCCGCCGGATCGCCAACCACGCGCATCCGCGCCGGGTCGAGATCGAAAAAGTGTTCGTTGAGCATGGCTTTGCACATCTGCCCGAAGGCGGTCGGGCCAATCTTTCTTAACGTCTTTCCCGGTTGAAGAAAACTCACCGCTTCGCGCAGGGTGCGAAATTGCCCGTCGACAAGCCTTTGGCACGCGCAGGCGGCGGCGAAAAGTCCTTGATCGAAGGCGATAATCAGCATCCGCTCTTTGTCCCATTCGATCGGAAAAACATGCGCCGCGTGATCGAAGGCCGGGTTAACGGGCTGGCCATGTTGGAGCGGCACCGGCCGATTGTCGATCATCCGTGCCACGTAATCGGGCCGATGCTTGTTCAGCGCGGCTTGGATTGTGTAGTAACCTTTGGGCAGATTGTGCAGATTCTCCGCCCTTGGCGCGCGCCCGCCAGGCTGGATAAAGGTTTCGATCAAGGGCCGCCCATCGAGCGCGTCAGCCAAGATCGGATCGAGCAAATCGGTCAAATCCTGCTCGTAAGCGAGCGGAAACACCCAATTATCGACATAGGGCGCGTTGAGCGAAAGAATGATTGTCGGATCGACAACCAGGCTCGGATCGCGCTCGCTGAACCGGCCGACGCGCCCTGAGAGAAACGCCAACAGTTCGGCCGGCTGCAGGTCGGCTTCATCGACGAGCACGGCGTTGACCTCCCAGCCCCGGCAAGCTTCCTCGACGGTGCGGTCGCCGATCGCGCGAAATTCAATCTCGAAATCGCAAACGTCGCTGGCGTGGCCTTCGGCATCGGCCGCGAGGATTAGCGTAAGCCGATGCGTATAGGGCGCTTTCCAGACGAATTTGCCGTCGCTTTCGGGGTGAATCCGCCACCAGCTTGGCAAGGTATTTTTTTCCAAATTCGGATAGCTCTCGCGTATCACCCCCACGCGCGACCGCCGCCGCATCACGCCCCGGCTGTCGCGCACCCCGCCCTGCTTCATCGCAATCCGGCGCAGTTTGCGCAGCGCCGTCATGGTCTTTGCGGAACCGACCGGTCCAACTATTATCGGGACAAATGCGCGGCTTAACAGGAACGCATCCGCGATCGGCCCTGGCGAGTTCAACCGGCGAACGTCGAGGTTGGCAGAAGCATTCATAGCTCAATTTCGAGTATGACCCCGCGCGCCTTCGCCACTTTGCGCGCGCGGCGAATGAGCACGCCCGCCAATTTCGCCGCTTCCTCCGGCGGCATGGCGATCCATCGGACGGGCTTGAAGAAATTAATAATAATATTGCCATCTTGATCGGCAATGCCAAATTGCAAGGCTCCTTCGTCCTCGTCGTTTAATTTGCCGTCTGGATAATCGCCAGGCAGGTCGCGGTTTTCGTCCTCGCTCATTTCTTTTTGCCTTTATTACTTTTGCCGGCTGTGTTAAGCGCAATCGCGACGGCTTGCTTTTGTGGCCGGCCCGCAGCAATTTCTGTCTTTATGTTTTGTGATATGGTCTTTTGACTAGAACCTTTTTTCAGTGGCATGACCTTAACCCCCGACGCGATTATTTCTTCTTGGCTGGTTTGCCCTTGCCGAGCGGCGGCTTGGCCCGCGCGATCGGCATCGACATGGGCAGCGGCATCGACGTGGGCAGCGGCGGCGGGATTGTCATCGTCGGTCCCGGCATCTGCTGCGGCTGCGGCTGCGGCGGCCGCGGCGGGCGCTTACTTCCCTTCGGCATAGGATTTACTCCCTTGGCGCCATGCGCTCGATCACCACTTTTGCCACCGCGCGCGCATAGCCAGTCATCATCGCGGTTGGCTCCCATCCGGGGAAGCGCTTGTTCACCGTGTCCATTGCCCCACGGATCAGCGCTTCGATTTCATGCCAGGTCATGTCACCCCCGTTATTCGTCCGGTTCATCGTCCTCTTCGGCCGGCGCAACCAAGGGCTCGGCTTCGAGCAGATCGATCACGCTCCCGCGCGCATCGCCGATTTCTTCCACCACCATCACCCCGCGTATCGTCGCATCGACCGCGACCGGCTGCTTGGCGTGGAGGAACGGCATCAGCGCTTCGGCACAGCGCACGCGCAGCGCCACGGCATCGCCATACGACAGCCGCCGCTTCTCCGGGTCCAAGAGCTTCGAGCGCGCGATCAGTTCCTCGGGCGGCGTCGATTGGACTTGCATCAGCGTGATCGCCGGGTCCTGGCCAAATTGCGAAATGTATTTGACGAAATCTTCGGTTCGGCGGTTGCGCACGCCCTTGCGCCGGCCGGCGCGCTTGGCCTGCGCTTCGGTCATCACCGTCACCAGGCCCGCGCCCGGTCCCAAGTCCTCGCGCGCCTCTTCCAGCTCGCGCGCGGTCAGCGGCTCCAACAGATCGAGTTGTTCGGCTTCCTGCGCGGCTTCGGCCAGTTCGTCTTGCGCCTGGCGGACCATCGCCGCGCCAACCGAGCGATATGCGTCAGAAAACCGATCGTTGGTTGACAAGGGGGTGCCTCCCGTATGAGCTGGCTTCCCCGATCCCTCTTGCCGAGTCCCAGGCCCGAGCCTGCCACACGGCGCCGCGATCATGCCTTCGCGCCCCCTCAAACGCAAGCCAGGAGACTTCCCCGACCCCGACCCGATTTTCGGGTTCAAATTTTGGCGCCCCGCCGCTCTGCCGCGTTCGCCCTGATGAACAACAGCGGCAAGCCGATCCAAAATCCGGCACGCGCGAGCGCCGCCATGCGCAAGGAGGGCGTCGCCCCCTCTGGGGGCAACGGCCCTCCGCCGCGCCTCGCGCGAACCGCGCCCGGTCAGCAGATCGCGATCGCGACGCGCGGCAAAAGGCCGCATCTTGCCAAGCTGCAAGCCCCGAAACCCTCCGAAACCTCGCCAAATCAACCACTTAGCCGCAAGCCGTTCGTCGCACCCGTTCAACTCAGGCCAGGCGAGCCACGCAAAACCGCCGTTTTCGCCGAGCTGGCGCCGGCCGTTTGCTGACCTGGCGCAAGCCGATCGGCACCGCGCCCCCAGCTCGCCGATCGGCCTCGCCGATCGCCCGCTTGCCGTCTCGGCGACCTGGCGCCGATCGGCCGGCCGCGAAAGCGTCAAAGGTTTCGCGGACGCCCCCGGCATAGGTGGTGCTGGGCGAAGATCGACCGCGCCTATCGCCTGGCCAGTCAATCGCCAAGCGCGGAAATCCGCCATTGTCGCGAGAAATCTGTTTCCACGGAAACAGTCGGAAACAGGTTTGAAACACCCTCAGAAACATCTATCTCATTGAAAGATAAAGATATAGGTGACTGTTTCAAAGTCCCTCGCGCGCACGCGCATTAGCGAATTTTGGTTAACGGCCGAGCGATGCCGCGTTGCAAAGTTTTGGTATAACGCGCGCGCGCGCGAGGCTGGCGGAAACACACAAATCCACCAGCAAAATCAAAAGGTTAGGTGTTTCGAGATTGTTTCCAGAGTGTTTCGAGCTGTTTCCGTGGAAACAGAACCGGGCTCATTGATCGCGCGGCGGCTCTTACCGGCATCGTGCGACAAGTTACATCCTAGCCCAATGGGCCGGGGATTGCACGCGCCGATCGGCGCCGATCGGGCCAGACCTTCACCGGCCGGCAAACTTTTTTCGCGCCATCCGCTTGACGCTGATCTATGGCATAGATATATGACCAATCCGGCGACGGCATCGGGCCGCGTCACAAGGCGAAAGGGCCTAAAATGCTTTACCCCTCACTTTCCTCGCGCTGCATCAAGGCAATGCGCGACACCAATTTTCAGGGCGGCCGGCTCGGCGAGCTGGTGTTCATCCGCTGCGGCCGGCGCCTGGCATCGGGCGAAGCTAGCCAATTCGCCGCAATGATCCGTGCGGCAACCGGCGATGACGCCGATCAGGTCGCCGCCGCACATAACCCCGATTTCGCTGAAAACGACTATCTACGCATCAGCACTGCGAGCCGCGCCTATGCCTTCATCTGCCACCTGAAATCTTGATCTCTCACAACGCCGCCGGGCCTGATCCGGCGGCCATGTGAGCGACCATTGCTCAACCGGGCGCCGGCATGAGGCCAGCGCCATCCTTGGCAGAAAGGCCAAATCAATGTCTCGTGGAACCCCCTTCGCCGCAATGCCCGCGCCTCAGATCGATCGTTGGATTGCCTGGGCGGCCGATCACAATTGGGGCGCCGATTTCGACCCCTATTTTGACGGTGAGAAATTGCACGTCGCCGGCTTGCTCGGCTCGGTCGATGATCGCGGCCAGCGCTCGTACGAAACCGAATATTTCGCGGCCAGCTCGCCCCAGGAGCTGCGCGATTGGGCCGGCTACTGACAAGCGCCAAATCGGCGCCTGGCGTGAAGCCGGGCGCCCTCTTGGCCTTTGCCAGTACAGGAGAATTTCGATGCCCTACGTTGTTTACTGCTACTTCCGCGAAACGTCCGAAAACGGCGCCGTGCTGTGCTCGCGTCCCTATCCGCGCCCCGATCACCTCGACCCTTTCACCTATGCAACGGCCGAGGAAGCCGAAACCTTCGCGCGCAAGATGCGCGTGCAATTCGGCAACCGCTACGAGGTTGAGCTTTCCTTGATCGGCGCGCAGCTCGACGCGGGCGCCGCCTATCTGCGCACTTGCGAAGATGCTGAAGGGGTAATCTCTGGCGGCTATAGCTGGCGCAAAATCTGCAAAATCACCGGAGAAGACCCTGCGCAACCGGGTGCGGGATCGAGCCTGTTTCGCGCGCTTCGCCGGGCCGGCCGCTTGACCGACCTGGCGCCGATCCCCGGCACCTATGGGCATTCGCGCTTTATGGTCGATTGACCGCGCAACCCGCGATCGGCGCCAGTGTGGGCGTGTGGGCTTGTTTACTCGCCCACACGCCCACTTTTTTTTGGGCCGGGGATTGACCGGGTTCTATGTCATAGATATATGACCCAACAGGCGACGGCATCCGGCCGCGCCGCTCTTGGCAGAAAGGCCAGACAATGAAATTTGACACCTATCAGGCCGTCACAGACCGCATCATTGCGGCGCTCGAAGCCGGCACCGCGCCGTGGCGCATGGGCTGGAACGCCGAAGGCGGCGCGATGGGCTTGACGCTTCCCCTGCGCGCCAATGGCCAGGAATATCGCGGGATCAATATTCTGCTGCTTTGGGGCGCGGCCGAAGAACGCGGGTTCACTTCGCCGAGCTGGTTTACCTTCAAGCAGGCGAGCGAATTGGGCGCCAAAGTCCGCAAGGGCGAAACCGCAACCAAAATCATCTTTTTCAAGCCGCTTGACGTAACCCGCACCAACGATGCCGGTGAGGAAGTCGACGCAAAAATCCCGATGATTAGGCAATATGCGGTATTTAACGCCGATCAGATTGACGACCTGCCCGAGCGCTTTGCGGCAAAGCCAACCGCGCCGATCGGCGAAGGCAAGGCACGCGACGAGCGCGCCGAAGCTGCCCTGCGCTCAACGGGCGCCGATATCCGCGAAGGCGGGACGCAAGCCTACTATTCGCCCGGTCAGGACTTTGTGCAGATGCCGAGCTTTGACCGTTTCCACACATCGGGCAATTACCTTTGCACGCTCTCTCACGAGCTGTGCCACTGGACCGGAGGCGACGCCCGCCTTGCCCGCAAGCTGCGCAATCAATTCGGATCGAAAGACTACGCGCAAGAGGAGCTTGTGGCCGAAATCGGCGCGGCCTTTGTCGGCGCCCGGCTCGGCATCGTCGGCGAGCACATCGACAACCACGCAGCCTATATCGCCTCATGGCTCAAAGCGCTCAAAAACGACAAGCGCGCGATTTTCAAGGCCGCCAGCGCGGCGCAAGCGGCGGCCGATCTAGTCCTGGCCAAATCCGACCTAGCGGCGCCCGCTGAGGCCGAGGAAGGCGACGCCACGCCGACGCCCGCGCCAGTCGCGCCGATCGCGCCCGAAGCGCTCTTTCCGATCGTGCCGGTGCCGATCGACGGCGAGCGCGTAACGGCGACGATCGCCGCGCGCCAGGCATCGCCAATGCGCCCCGTCGATAGCCGCGACACCGCCAGCACCAGCGGCCTGGCACTGTTTGACTTCGCCGATCAGCCCGCTTTGCTCTGAGGCGGCCGCCTTCCCTGCGATCGGCCGCCGCGCCGATCGCAGCATTGGCGCCCGCTTGTTCACAAGCACGCATGAGAACATGCAAACTTTTTTGTGGGCGGGGGATTGACGGGCGAATATGTCATAGATATATGACAAACACGGCGCCGCCATGGGGGCGCGCCGACTTTGGCAGAAAGGCCGAATTTATGACTAAGCTGTTTTCTCACCTGCCCGCCTACTTCGGCGAAACCACCGAGGCCGTGCGCGCCGATGGCTTCACCTTCACCGCGCGCCTGATGGATGACGCGCACCACGGCGCGCCTTGGGAAGAAGAAGATGGCCATGGGCCGGTGCTTGTCACCCGCCGCGCGAAGCAACCCGGTGAACTGGCGCTCGGCGAAACCGGGTGCAACCGGGCGAAGCGCTTCTATGATTTCGCCCAGGCTTGCCGCATCGCGCGCCGCGATGGCTGGAACGCCGAACCCTACAGCGATAGCGAAACCCCGCGCCAGCGCGCCGCCAAGGCCGCGCGCGCCGATTTCGATCGCCTCGCGGCCTATTGCCGCGATGAATGGTCATACTGTGGGGTAGTCGTCGAATGCTGGCGCGGCGACCGCAAGCTAGGCTGGGCCTCGCTGTGGGGGATTGAAAGCGACGCACGCGCCTATCTGATCGAGGTTGCAAACGAGCTGGCCGAGGAAGCCGAGGCCAGCGCGCGCGCCTTCCTCGCAACCCTGGCGGACGCCTAATCGCCATGGCAACCCTAGTTCATTCCGCGTTTGCGCTTGTCGTCGCCCTGGCGGCGGCTTCGCTCGTGACTTCGGCGCTCGCGCCGATTTCCACCGCGCTGCATCAGGCCGCCGCCTGATGCTGGCGCTTCTCCCCGCGATCGTCGCCGGCTTTGCCGGCGGCCTCGCCTTCGCCAGCCTCGCGCACGACGCGCGCCGCCTGCCTTCCATCATCCGCCAGCTCGAAAGGAACTGAGCCCATGTTTACCTTGAAATTTTCGACTGAAAACGACGCTTTCGCCGACGATATGCACGGCGAGGCCGCGCGCATTCTGCGCAAGATCGCCGGTCAGCTCGAAGGCGGCGACGCTTTCGGCCGCGTCTATGATACCAACGGCAACAATATCGGCGCTTGGTCGATCGTGGACGGAGGCACCAGCGAATGAGCTATCTCCCCACTGATCGCACCGCGCGCATTCGCCGCTTGAATGATCTGCACCGCGCAACCTTTATGTTCGGCAAAGTCTGCATGAGCCACGGCATCGCCGACCACGACGACGACTTCCGCGAAGCGGCGCTAACCGCCGTTCGCACGTTCCGCGATTTCACGCCCGACAATGACCCGCACGAGGAACACGATTTCGGCGCCTGCAGCGTCATGGGTGAGCGCATCTTCTGGAAGATCGACTATTACGACAAGGCTTGCGAATACGGCTCGGAGGACCCGAGCGACCCCAAGCAAACCACGCGCGTTTTAACGGTGATGCTCGCCGACGAATATTGAAGCCGCCGCCCGCGTGGCGCATAAGCCTCCCAGGTTCACGCCTGGGAGGTTTTTAATATGGCCAGCGCGCCCCCGATGAACCCGTTAGCCCCGCCGCCGTCGCCGCCCTATCCGGCTTGGAATTGGCCCGATGGCGTGGCGCGCACCTTTGACCAGCTCGCCGCGCAAGCCGGCCTCGTTTTCACGCAGCAGCCGCGCCTGTTTCGCACCTATCTGATCGCGCCGCCGACCCCGGCTTTCCCGCATGGCGTGACCCTCGCGCATTTTGGTTGGCCGCAATCCAGCTTCCGCCTGGCGACAATTCTGGCATCCCCCGGCGTGCTGGATCGCTTCGGTTGTTTCGATGACCACGTAAAGCCGGCTTATGGAGATTGACCCTATGGTGTGGATTCAGACGTTACGCGCGCCCGATCACGCCGAAGTCGCGCGCTTGACCGACAGCGCCAACGGCGAGATTGGCAACGTCCTGATCGAAGCCGTGGATTGCGACACGTTTTTGCTGGCGCTCAACAATTCGGATGCCGACGAACTCGAAGCCGCGCGCAGGCTGGGCGTTGTTCCCCAGGTCCGGGTTTACGCGCAAACCGATCGCATCCTGCCGGCCGCGTTCGATTGGTTTTCGTTTGCGGATTGGACCAAGGACGACGCCAAGGAAGGCGCCGACGACGAGGACAACATTCCGCCGCGCCGGCATTACCTGGCCAGTGAGATTGCCGATCGGATTTTCGACCCTGGCAAGGCATGGGCGTTTGAGTTCAAAGAAATCGACATTCAGGATTGAACCGATCGGCCGGCGCTGGCAAAATGGCGCCGCTCTTGAACCGAGCAAGGAAAGGCCCGCGTCTCCCCCAAGTAGCGCGGGCCTTTTTTGCGTCAGTCCTTCATTTGACCAGGCGCGACGACTGACGGCGCTAGGCCAACGCGCGCAAGCTCGCCTGCATCGGGCCAAAAGCTGGCATAAGCCCAAAGGCGCAGATGGCCGTCGTCGCCGATTTTGATCGGGCCAAAGTCCTCGCCGAGAATGGCGTCGTATGCCTTGCCGTTGATGATTTCGATTGTGCATTGGCGCTCGGCAAGTTCGTCGAGATAGCCGTCGCCGCTATACCAAGTGCCGGTGAGAACTTGAATGGTGTTAGTCATTTGGAATTATCTCCTTCGGACAGCAGCGGCAATTGTGCCTGGTCGGTTGGCAGTAGGCGCGCGCCTTTGCGGCGATAGGCTTTCATCACGACCATGCGATCACCGTTGAACATGAAGCGCACGTTTATGAAATACATATCGGCGGCCGGCGAGCGGAACAGAAATTCTTTTTCGAGCAACTCATTGAGGCCACGATAAAAAGTTGAGCGAGCGAGATCTGGCAGATGTTTCGTTGCGATATAGTGGTTGAGCACCACCGTATCGCGATCCTTGCCAGAGGCGCCGCTCATTTGATTGAACACAAACTCAAATACGGTAAGCCCGGCCTTGGTCAACTGTCCATGCTGCTTTACCCCGGCGAAGTAGATTTTG